CTATACGAACATCAAACTATAATTCTGGGTACACATATTCAGTTACAGGATCAGGTATCGAACATGATGGAACAACTATCTCTGCTCCAAATGCAACTGTCACTGAAAATATAAATGGTACGACTTACACATGGACAGGTTTAGATTTAGGAGAAAAACCAAACTGGACACAGACAGTAAAAGGAGATGCTTTTCAATTTACAGAAGTTTATACACCTCCTGGATTGGAATCTATAACAGACGTAACACGCACTATAGAATCTCAAAGCGTAACGGATACCACAACTATATTCTCGCAATAAGTCTCTTAGGTAATCCTGTATTAGCTAACACCTCAAATACTGCTGCTCCCTCTGCTTCTGCCAGTGGATCTGTTTCTAATTTTGCAACGCAGGTTTTACAAGGAAATACCATAGAAAATCATTACGGAAACGGTATTAGATGCCAAGGCCCACAAATGTCATTTAGCCCATTTGTTACCACTTCGTTCAATCAAAAGCGACCACAGGACTATACATATATGACACCAGTGTACGATCCAAGTGTTGATGAAGATGGTAATTTAATAAATCCAGGTGATATTCTGTATTATCAAGAAAACTACAGTAATAACAAAGATAGTCTTGGTATTAACTTTGGTGCAGCATTGACTTTTACCTTTCCGTTAGACAATAGATTTCAAGACGCTTGCTTGAAAAGTGCTACGACCCAAGAAAAAATACAAAGTCAGATATTATCTAAGGAACGGCTTAACTACGAATTAGCAAGGCTTAAAAATTGCGGAGAGTTAAAAATTAAGGGAATATCGTTTGCTACAGATAGTCCTTACCATGACTTATGTAAGGATGTAATAGTTACTGAAAAGATGAATCAGGTATTACCGCACACCCATAAATTAGAGTAGACAAGTCACGGGTATTAAACTTATCTACGGATAACTATTCTACCTTATCTTTTTTCTTTGTCAGTTTCTTTATTACGTTTTTAACTATTGGCTTAATTAGGTTAAGAACAATGGGAGCACTACAGCCAACCAGAGCCAAGCTAAAAACACCAGTAAACTGCTTAAAACTTGGAATGTATTGGGAGATGAACGGTACGTCTTCATACAAAGTGATACATTCAATCCCATTTTGCCCTCTTTCATAGCCAATAACACGTTCCAACTTTTTATCGTTACGAAAATCGCCGATTTTTTGCTCTTTGTTACTAGGACAGGGTGGTATTTTTAATTTTTCATCTTTTTTCTTCTGTGGTATTTGAGGCTTTTGCTGTGGAGGCTGCGGTTGTTGCTGTTCCTGTTGCTTTTCTGGTGCAGTATATTGGAAGTCAGCAGGATTATATTCAAGTGGTTCATAGCTAGGAATATCAAACGTACCACAAGCTTTATATGTACCTAGTTCATCTTCATTTATAAGTCCTGTTAAATTATTTCTATGAGCATCAACACACCCTGGAATGTCAACAACTGGTTTAGTAATTAAATCTAATATTGGTGGCTGCACTTCCCATGTTCTAATCTTTGGAACGTAAACCTCTTTTATTTCAATTTTTGGAATCTTCGTCATCTATATCACCAATAGAAATAGACCAGCCATCTTCTCCAAACTTTCCAACTTCTTTTATTTTAGGTTTTTCTTTTTTCTCAAAACTATCGTGATATTTTTTTATCTCATTATCAAGTTCTAAATTAAACTTCTGCATACGCAGCCAATAAATTAATTTATCTATGTAATATTTAATTAGTTTCTTAAAAAAACCAAATATCACTTATTGCTCCCACTGACCTCTTGTTTCCCATTCTATTTGCTCTTTTTTTCTTTGCTCTATATAATCCCAAAACCATTTATTTGAATCGTTAACATCTGCTACAGGTCTTGGTTTTAGTTTTCTTATCTGCTTTTCAAACTCATCAGCAATAATCCAATCCATATGTTTCATTACCTGCCCTAATAATTGATTTTCAAAATCTGGACTTTTCATGTACAGAAATAACATAAACCCCGATCCAAATGTAATTCCTGATGTTATCAATGCCAAGACAGCTATAAAACGAGTTGTTATACGACTAGGTGTGCGTTGCAATTCTGTCATAGTGGTATAGAAGGTCCACTAAATTTTGGTAGTTGTTTTGGTATTTCATCTATCATCTTATCTTGCAGATCGCCCATAACTTTATTTTTAAGGTTACGTTCAAACTCTGGAGATCTCATATATTGAATTGCTAAGTAAGCCCCTACACTCATTGACGTAACCATCAAAAATGAGATAATTGATAATACATTTGCTATTCTTTGAAACATTTTATGTTGCGAGAAATTTTAATAAAATTAGCAGGGCCACTTACGTTGATGACTCTGTTTTTAATTGTTTCTTTGATGCCTCTTTATCTAATGGCTGGTCTGTTGCGGAGGGCTGTTGTAATTCCAAAATCTGTTGATCCAGCAACTTTAACGCGCCAGTAATCTCATAAAGGTTTGCAAGCTGCTTTTCTTTCTCCAATAAAAGCTGTTGTTTTGTTTCTTGTAATTTTTCAAGGTTCATAATTTAGTAAAGTTTTTTACCAGCAGTAATAGCAGCATCAATATCTGTAAAATCTTCAGATGTCCAAATAGATGTGGTTTTATCAAGTTTTGTATAAGCCTTGATAGTTTCAAGGTGTTCAACATTGCGCTTGATTTTTGATTTAAAATCGTCATCAGTTTCATCTGATGTTTGAGCAATTCCTATTACAGTGACGCTATCAGCAGCAACAGAAAAGATTTTTGCAATTTCATCTGCGGTTTTTTCTTCCATAATTAAAAATAGGTTTGTTTACAGTTTACCCTGCTTCAAGGGCTGTGACTTTTACAGATAACTCTTTTATAGCATTTACAAGTATTGGTATTAATTTAGCTTCTTTTAACATATATGCCATTTCATCTTCTTGTAGAAAGGTAAGAAGTGAATTATCATTATCTGCACCATATCCATTTGCTTTTTCTACAGCTAAAACTTCCTGTGCTAAAAATCCAACATTAATTTTTGTTTTCTTTTTACTACCATCTGATGTGCCATAAGGTTTTTCATCTGTTCCATACCAAGTTCTTCTATCCCATTTAAATGTAACTGGTCTTAGAGAATTAATCCAAGAAAGCCCTTGGGTAAAGTCTGTAACATCTGCTTTATCTCTTGAATCAGAGGCTGAAATTGTAGTATCAGCACAGAGTAAATTTGTAATATTATTATCACCTAGAACAAAATTATTATTAGATGTTGTAATTGCACCACCAGGGGAATTTGCTGTACCTGCACTTTGACCTAAAAATACATTACCACCGCCCGTTGTGACATTATAACCTGCATTTAAACCTAAAGCTGAGTTACCTGATCCTGTAGTAAGGCTAAACAACGAATTAAGGCCAACACAAGAACTGTTAGTGGCTGTAGTTGCAGCTGCCATAGATCCTCCGCCAACACTTACATTTTGAGTTCCAGTTGTGACATTAATTTGCGATGATGAGCCTACAGCAGTATTTGATTCGCCAGTAGTACAGGCTGATAATGCAGCGTATCCAATAGCGGTCTGATTACTTGATGTAGTAACTGCATCACCAGTAAAAGCTCCAAGTCCTGTATTTTGAACCCCAGTAGTATTTACAGCAAAAGACTCTCTACCTACAGCCGTATTGTTACTAGCAGTAGTATTTGCTGATAAAGTGCCATAACCTAATCCTGTATTACTATTTCCGGTAGTGTTAGCATCTAAACTTAAGCTGCCAACTGCTGTATTTAATGTTCCAGTTGTGTTGAGTGCCAAAGTATTATGACCAAAGGCCGAGTTATTTGCAGCCGTTGTATTTGCTTGTAAAGAAAGAGATCCAAAAGCACAACAAGCATCAGCAGTAGTAAGAGCATCTAAAGCACCATTACCAAAAGCACAATTTTGCGCACCTGTAGTTAATAGGTTTAAAGAGTTATATCCCATTGCTGTATTTGCACTGCCAGTTGTTGCATTTGCCAAAGTAGATGATCCAACAGCGGTATTAAATCCAGCAGTAGTATTAGAAGTTAAAGAATTGTAGCCTAAAGCTGTATTATGATTAGCTGTTGTGTTGGCATCTAAAGCAAAAGCTCCCACCGCTACATTTGCAGTTCCTGTTGAGTTAGTTGTAAACACACTCGATCCAACTGCTGTATTATTTGAAGCTGTTGTTTGGCCTACGCCTGCTGACGATCCAACCATGGTATTTCCAGCACCAGTAGTAAGAACTAATAGTGCACTATTACCAATAGCAGTATTAAATGTCCCAGAGGTCAAAGCTGACAATGCTAATGCTCCTATTCCAGTATTACCTCCACCAGTAATTGCACCATCCATAGCAGCAGCACCGAAACAAACATTACCAGAAACAGAGTTTGCTCCCATACCAATGTTTTGTGAATTTATTAGTCCATCAACAGCAAATTGTGGCCCACCAGTTAAGCTAAATAAATTAACAAATCCATTATTAGATGTATTTCTCAGCTGCATAATACCTGTCGAAGTATTGGCAAAATATTGACTAGCAAAAGTTGTTGAAGGTGCTGAACTACCTGAATTATTTGTTGCTATTGCTGATAACGCATTATTTAAATCTGCTCTCACCGCGGCTCCTGTGCCATTCGCGATATTCATATCATGTTGAGCCATTTAACTAATCTCTAAATTATTTATATAATAACCCTATTTATCCACCTTTACCAAAACCGACTGCGGTATATTTAAAACTCAAATCTTTAAAAGCATTACTTGAGTCTCTTGTCTCAATAACAAATTGTGTACTTGTAATTGATGTAATTTTAAAATAATCCCCAGAAACAGCACCTTCAAGAGTGATTCCAATGGTTGGCAAAAATGCAGAAGTTGATCCTCCTAAAGAACCAGTGCCTGTGAAAAAGGGGTCAGTGAAAGTTATAGTCTTAGCTGAATTATTAGTTGCACAAGCACTTGCAATAGCAGTATTAACTGTCTCTGTTCTTTGTTTTATACTAGCTTCATAACCTAATTCACTAACATTTATTGTTTCATCTTGGTCTGTAGTAGTTAATTCAGTTTTAAATTTAAAACCTCTAGCTGTAAATTCACCATTGGCAAAAATGTTAAAAGGACTAAAAGCTGCTGATCTATTGCAATTTCCAGATGTTGTTACATTATTACCAGAACTGTCTTTTACTTTTACAAATTCAACAATTCCAGACGTAGAAAAAGTATTTGACGAAGTTGCAATTTGAACAGTTCCAAGAGGAAGTAATGTGCTGACAACATAATCACCATCAACTGCATTACCAGAAATAAAACGTAAATTTACAGTGTCACCAGCAGACAATCCTCCATGAGTTCCATCTGTAAGAAACCTTATTTCACCCACCGAAACATCGACTGTAGCATATTCAGCTATTTGCCTTTTTGCTTCTAAAACACAAACATTTGCATTTGTAACAGATTGAACTTTTAAAAATCCATCATCTGCTGTACCGCTTGTGAAATCTAATCTAAAATTATCTCCAACGGCTGCCCCATGACTGTTTGAATTTAATGTAATTAAATCTTGTGTTTGACTATATGTAGCTGCTGTAGATATTGCGGGATCTCCTTGACTTGTACTTACAAATAATGTTGCATTACAATTTTCAGCAGCAGCACCGTCAAAGTCTATAAACGTATCAATTTTAGACAATCTGCTATCAAATAAGTCATTAACTGTTATTCCTGCGGTTACAAAATGTCTTTTTAGTGTCAAATTAAAAATCGCACCTAAATCAACAATATTTTGAAAATCATAAGTTCCAAATGTTGAAATACCAGCACTACCAAAGTCAAAACTGCTTATAGTATCAACATCTAAAACATTATCAAAAAACCCTGTACCATCAAGAACTAAGCCATCAAAATTAGCATTGTAAACAGTTCTTAATTTTTCACCTTGAAATGGTGGTGAATCTGTTTCCTCTCTTTCTGTAAGAATTATTTGATTTGGTTGAGGATTTGGCTGTTGAACAATAATTTTTGCAGCATCAGGAGACAACCTACCACCATCATCTCTAAATTTTATAAAATATGTCCCAGTAAGTGCAGGGACTAAAGTTTCAGAAACATTACCAGCCAAAGCAGGAATTATGTCACAAGCATTTACAAAATTAGCAGTTGTTCCATCTGTATCCGCTGTATGCCTGACGACCACATTCCCACCATGTAAAACGTCAATATCGCTACTTTGATTAAATCTTAATCTAATAAATGATTCTGATACTGGCTCACTTGTTAAACCTGTTGGAGAACTTGGTAGGGCAGTTTTTCCTAACGTTGTAAACGTTGTTTGTGCTGGTGTTGTGCTTGGTTTTCCTAGTGCGTTATAACTAAAAACTCTTACTTCATATGTCCCAACTTTTGTCTCAAAAATTGTAAAATCAGGGCTTGAGACTTTTTGTGTAATAAAATTTTCATTTTGAAATCTGTATTGCACCATATATTCTGTTACACCTGAGACAGGCTGCCATTGAATAAATAATTTAGAGACAGCACGATTATTAATTTCAACGATTTGCTCTGAGGCTTGTAAATTACTAGGGGAGTTTTTGAGTTGAGTTAATGTTGTTATTGATTTTGTTTGTAATATTGAACCATCTTCAACATTTGCATATTTTGAGGGGTTATGAGCAACAGCAGTAATTTGATAGGCAAGCTGATCTACTTCTGTGACACCAATTACTCTAAAAGTTTGATTTTCAACTGTTGTATTTTCTATAACCCATACACTATTTGCTTGAGGTACAGATGAAAAAGCACTTGAGACTGTTATAGTTCTATTTGTTATGGAAGAAATCGCTCTTGTTTCTAAAGTGCCATCTGACAAAATTACACTTAAAGTTGCATCATTAACTGAAACTAAATCTGTATTATGCTCATCATCTACAGTAATAACAGTGGTTGATGCTGCACTCTGTATCCTACCGCCTCTTCTAACCCCTGCCCTCATAGGATCAGCGATTAAAATTACTTGTGAAGGTCTTACTAAAGTTCCAGCTTCAAGTGTTGTAATAAAAGTAACTATTTCTGATTCATTATTTTGCGTATAAAGAAACCATTTTCCTAATCTTGCAGCTTGTCCTCTAGATGTTGTCGCTATCGCTTTTAAATTTTTAACTACTATTCCATATTTATTTTCTAGTGCTGTATCAACAACAGTTTCATATTCTATAGTTCTGGTATCCATATCAAAATAAGCTACATTTACACGACTATGTTTTGTTCTTAAAGATGTATTACTGTAAGAAAAACCTGCATCTGTCACGTTTGATAAATTAAATAGATAGCTTGCGTCTGTTGGCCTATCACCACCTAATGCCACAGTTCCAGCAGAATAAAACGGCATAACTCGCATTATGCTGCATAATTCGTTTATCAAGGTATAGGCTTGTTTTTGATTCTGTATTACCACATTGCATGAGAAGCGTGGCTCAGTATTACCTGTACCTGTCATATCATCTACCAATTCAGAGGCATAAACAGATGCACTATAAAAACTAAATACATCAAGATTAGTAGTGTCTATTTGATCTCCAAAACCCTTTGAAGTAGTTAACAAATCATAAAGTATCCATGCTGGATCATTTGAATATTCTTTGTCTGTTTTAAAAGTACCGTTAAAAGTGCCAGAATATTCTATAGAACCATCAGATCTGACCGTTCCATTATGCGGGATTTTTATCTTTGTTCCTCTTACACGGAATGACCGTCTTGGTGTTGATGGGAAGGTCTCAGCATCAAACCTCAAACCTATATAAGCTGAATTGTCGTACGTTTTTTGGTCATTAATAATTTCTGTAAAATTAGCAAATACAAGAAGATTTCTTAATTTTGTATCACTACTATCTGCTGTCACTCTATTTACTCTAACGGTGACAGGAAAACTTATACCGCTAGGAAGGTTAATTTTATAATCTCTAAAATAAACACTTGCAGTTCTACCTTTTACTGTGTCAGTAATAACAGTTTGTGTTGTTCCATCATTTTCAATGGTTTGAATATTTAACTCAACTTCAGCTCCATTTATATCTCCATCATCTGTAAATTCTTGAAGTTCTGGAAAAGCAACTGTAACCCTAACAGCATCTATATTTGTGTTAGTGATACTTACTGAAACTGGTGAACTAGTTGTGACTGTCTGCTGAACACTTGATTCAGTTTCTGATTCAGAAATATTTTTTATTGGTGTTTGTGATGAAGTACCAAACCGTGGTTCAAAAGAAACATTTTGAAAATTAAAATCAGAATCTATTGGACTTGTGCCAGCATTTTGTTGTAAAACTTGAGTGCCATTAAGAAAAACGTCTTTTAGAGCAGACGTATTATATTCAGTTGAACCCTTAGAACCAGTAGCAGAGGGGAAACCCTCAATTTCACCCTCCCCTAATAACTCCACAAGGGTTTGAAACTGTTTTGAAGCTAGAACATCACTAGGAATATTAGGATCTGTTAAATCAGATGGAATACCTATTAAACTCATTCTGCTGTTCCTTCTACTTGAACTGTATCAATTCCAGCACTTATTACTACAGATCCTGTAAAAACTTCTCCATAAATGATCGGGACAGCAATACCAGCTCTAGAAATATTAGTGATTGCAGAAAATCCAAAAGAATTTTGCGCCCTTGTATCTGCTAGCGATACGTCAGCTTGTGATATCTCTGAAAAATCTGGCTGCTCTGGTGTAGGCGCAATTAAAGAAGTTACACCTTCTATTGCAATAGTATTAACAGCAGTGGTGGCAAGTGTTCCTAATATACCTGTAGTTCCATATTCAGCAGCTATAGCCCCAACTCCTGAAGCTACAGCACCACCAACAGCAGTTGCAGCAGTCGTAACACCACTTACAACCGCACCAGCAACAGTTGTAGCAGCCGTAATAGCAGTTCCAGCAACAGCAGTAGCAGCAGTTGCAGCAGTAGTAACCACAGCAGCACCAGCACTAAATAAGCCACCTATAGCAGCAGCAACAAAACCAGATCCAGTTGCAACAGGAATTATTTGAATATCTCCTTGACCTTTCATTGCTAGAAAATCTAACGAAACATCTAAATTATTCATTTTTATCTTGTAATATTGTTCACACATATGTTTTTCTAATTCTGGAAAATTACATAAAAGGAATCTAAAAGCTTCAGATGGACTTGTAACAGCAGCTTCAAAGTAAGAAGAACCAAGAAATCTCCTTAACTTTCCATAAACTTTAATTTTCTTAAGAGTCATATCTATAAATTTTTTTTGTGGCTTGTTGGTAGTTTAAATCATATGGCTCTCTACAACTCAGCTTTCCCATTGAATGATGTAAAATTGTTGAATCTCCAATGTATAAAGCAGCATGAGCTAAAGAATTTTTTACAGATTCCATAAGAAGAACATCTCCAGCTTTAATCTCAGATTTATCATCAACTTCTTTAAAACCTAGATTTGGTAAAGTTTGTTCAAATAATGGATTTCTAACAAATTCTTTTAAAGTATTAGGTCTTTTTGTATATGCAATATCTATATTTTTATTTTCTAAAAACCAATCTGTTATTAAAGACCAACAATCAAAAATTCCAAAAATAAATCTTCTACCAATGAGTGAATTTGTTTTCCAACCAGAAGGGTTTAAAGAAAACCAATCATCATATTGTATTGAATAAATATAGTATGGGAATCCCAAATGTTCACAAGCTGCCATGTCTGCATCTGAAGCTGTTGCTGCGCCTATGGGGTGACTATGTACAACACCTATAATTTCTCCTTTATCTTCACAATCGGCCCAATCATCAGGGTCTAAAACAAAAAAATCATTTTTTTCATCTGCAAGATTTTTACAAGGGTAAAATTGTTTTTCACCTTCAATTATTGCTAACAAACCACACATTTCATTAGATGCGTTTTCTAGTGCATAGTTTTTAAAATTGTCTTTCCAAGTCATGCGTTTATAA